ATGTCCAGGGATGCCATGGTGTCGAACCTCTCAAGCGCGCGGCCGTGCCGCGCATGGTTGTCGGCGTGTCAGACCACCAGCAGCATCGTGCCGGCCGTGGGGTCTGGGCCTACCGCCGCGGCGCATGTGCCGGCGGTGTCGCGGGCAAAGAGCGCGCGGCGCAGCGCCGTCAGGGCCTTGGCGTCGTTGGTGAAACTGCGGGACGCGCCACTTGGCGCGCCCTGCGATGCGATGCGGCGCGGTGCGCCGGCGGCAGCCACCAGGGCCACCGCCATGCACTGCACCAGCACCTGGGTCGATGCGCTGTAGCCGGCGGCCACCATCGCTGGCTCGCAGGCTGTGATCTCGTCGCACGCGGCCGTGAGCACCAAGTCCGGGACGCTGATGCCCAGCGTCTGGTCAAGGTACTCAGCGGCCTGCGCGCTGGAGATCACCGGCGTCAGCCCTTGGCGGCCTTGGCCGGCTTGGTGGCCCGCAGGGCTTCCAGTTCGGCCAGCGCAGCCTGCAGCTGCTCGCCCTGCGTGAACAGCATCTGCTGCGCTTCGGCTGCGGCTTGTTCGGCCGCATCCTTCAGCGCCAGCGCAGCCTGCAGCTGCTCGTCGACGCTGGGCGCCGGCTCGGGCTCCACGGGTGCCGCAGGCGGCTCCCAGGTGGCCACGGGCTCGGCATCGTCGGGTGCCGGCTTGCACTTGCCGACAGCCCAGCCGGGCACCCAGCCGGTCGACAGGGCCACGCAGTCGCCGACGACGGTTCCCGCAGGCCACGGCGCCTTCAGCGCGGTGATGATGACCTTCATCACGATCAGCTGGCCGTGGTGTGAGCCACCGGCATTTGACCGCTGAAGTCCGTGCGGAACTGCGGCGCGACGACGGCCATCACGTCGAAGGTGTAGTCGTCTTCCGGGTTCGCGCGGAACTTCGGGCGCGTGACCATCGGCATCGCGGACAGGATGCTGCCCCAGTTGCCGGTTTCCAGGCCCGCCACGCCGATGATGTTGTCGGCCGGGATGCGCGACGCCGGCACGATGTCGGCGATCTGCTCGATCTCGCGCAGGCGTTGCAGGATCGTCTTCGGGTAGCCGGCGACGAACTCGTTCACGCTGGCATAGACCCAGTCGCTGTAGTTCAGGAAGACCGTGATCTTGCCGTAGGCGTTGTCGCCGACGCACAGGTCGATGATCTGCTTGAACGCTGCCAGCCAGTTGGCACCGGTCGCGGTGTTGTTCAGGTCGAAGCCGTGCGTGCTGGTGTTGCGGTTCGGGTGGTTGCGCAGGCCGTAGATGGTCGCGCCACCGACGACGACGCTGGCGTCACCGTTGAGCACCAGGTCTTCCATCTTCTCGGCCACGCGGCGCTGGTGGTTGGCCAGCGTCTCGGTGTCCAGCATGCCGCCCTTGCGCAACACTTCCATCTGACGCCAGCCGAAGCGGGCCGTGCTGTTGATGACCGGGACCGGCGTGCCGGCGTACTTGATCTGCGCCTGATCGTCGGCACCGACCCAGCGGCCGTCCATCGACACGTTGACCGTGCCGCTGTCGCTGATCTGCGGGAAGTAGCTCACCAGGTCGCCGACCTGCACCGGGGTGGTGTTGGCGGTAGCCAGGCGCGCAAAGACGCTCAGCACGTCGCGCTGGATGGTGATGGCGCGGTCGTCGATGCGACGCCAGGCGTCCAGCGGCACCGGCGAGGCATTGCCCACGATGCCCATGTCGGCCGAGGCGTTGGCAGCCATGGCCGTCTGGCGCAGGTTGAAGCCGGCGCGGGCCGCATTGATGGCGGCTTGCTGTTCGGGAGTGAAGCGGATCATGTCGGGTGTCCTCTCAGGTCGGCCGATCAGGGCTTGGCGTAGATGTTGGCGATCTCGACCTCGATGAGGTCGCCTGCGCTCTTCGCGCCGGCTTCGAGTGCGAAGGCGACGACGGCATTCGTCGATGCAGCGGCGGCGCAGCGGCCAGCGGCGGCGATGGTCAGCTCTTGCCCGTAGGTGTACGTGGCGGCAGCCACGGCCACCAGGTAACGCTGACCGGGCTCGACCTGGTACGCGATACCGGTGTCGCCAGAGGCATAGGCCACCTTCAGCGGGTCGGTCGCGTTCAGCTGGTCGGTGCTGTAGAAGTCGCGATTGCTCAGCAGGCGCAGCATCGGGCCAATGGCCGTGGCTTGAGCCAGCGAGGAAGCGCCCTCGGTCACCCAGGTGCCGGGCAGCAGCGCGGCGGCCAAGACCTTGGCGTTGATGGTGTGGGGCTGGCGGTCGGTGGGGCCGCGGAAGATGTAGGCGGGCATGGGTCAGGCTCCTTCAGCTGATCAGCGCTTGGCGTCCAGCGCGGCGTTCATGTCGTAGGCGGCGAACTCGTCGCCGGGCTTGGTGGTGCCGCCGCTGTTGCCGGTGATGACCGGCGCGGCGATGGCCGTGCCCTTCAGTTCGCGGCAGCGGGCCAAGCCCATGGCCTTGAAGTCCTCGGCCTTCAGGCTGCTGTTCACGGACAGCTCGGTGGCCAGCGTGTTCAGTTCGGCGTCAGCAGCGGCGCGGGCCGTCGCTTCGAACTCGGCGACCTTGCTGTTCGCGGCGGTCAGCTGGGCCTGCACGGGTTGCAGGGTCAGTGCGTTGTAGTCCTTCATCAGCTGCTCGTCGGTCTTGCCGTCGATGGCGATGCCGGCAGCACGCAGCGCGTTGGTGATCAGTTCTTTCATGAGGTCCTCGCGGTTGGTGATCGGCTCGTATGTGACCTTTCTGGTCACCTCGACAGCAGACCCGGCAAATGCTACGGAGCCGGTCGAACTGACCGCATAGTCCTGGCGGTACAGCTTCCCGGTGCTGTCGCTCCATACGGCATAGCGGTCGAAGACTTCGCGCACCCAGGCACCCTCGGGGAGCGCCTCGTGCAGCGCGCTGATGATCTGGTCGAAGCTCAGCTCGGTGCCGTTGCCGATCAGGCGCATGACCCAGGCTTTCAGGCCGCTGGTGCGCCGGTCCTCGGGCTGGTCGCTCACCCGCACATGCTCGATGGGCTGCTCGGTGCCGTCGCTGTTCAGGAACAGGCCCACGCCGTCGTCGGGCGTGCCGGCGCCACGCTCGTTCAGCAGGATGGCCAGATGGTCGTAACGGATGTTGGATGCGACGCCGGTGTAGGCCTTGCCGCGGCTCTCGCCGTTGGCGGTGATCGCGTCCAGCCAGACGCCGGTGCTGACGTGGATCGGGTCGCTGTTCGTGCCGTCGATGGCAGCGTTGAGCCGTTCGATCAGCTTCAGTCCGTCCGGGTGCGCCTTGGCCTGGGCCTCATTCACGACCACATCGACCAGCGTCTTGCCGCCGGCGTGCCGCGCGTTCTTGCACACCGCGCCGATGTAGCTGCCCAGCAGGGCGTCGCCGTTGAGCGCGCTGATCGCCCGGCCGCTGGTGTCGCGCGGGTGACCAGCTGGTGCGGGCTTGCCTTCCAGCGTCGGAGCGCCGGCCGCCAGCTGCTCGGCCGGGTACAGCAGGCCGTTCATGACGATCTCGTCGACGGCGCCGCAGACATCGCGCACGGTGTACGTGTTGCCGGTCTTGCTGACGTTGGCCGCATTGACTGCGGAGAGGATGTGGACTCGCTTGGTGGCCATCGGCTGCCCTGAGTGGGTGGATGGCGGCGAATGCTAGGGACGGGTGATCAGCCAGCCTGCGTCTTCTGCCACGCGGCCTTTTCCTTGGCCATCGCCTTCTTCAGCGTGTCCGTCAGGATCGGATTGCCGTCGGTGTCGAGCAGCGCCTCGGTCAAACCGCAGTAGCAGTTGTACCGGTTGCCGCGCTGCGTGTAGAACTCGCGCACCTCACCCGTGCTGTAGACCTTCCCGTGCCGGCTGGCATGCCAGGGCCGCGTCGTCGGCTTCAGCGCACTCGTCCACAGGATGCCCAGCGCCAGCCCGAACTGCTCTTGTGCGGCGTCGGCCTCAGCGGCGCGTGCCTGGCGCAGCGTGTCGGTGATGTCCGTCTGCGCATAGGAAAGCGCCTTCGACTTGCTGGCATCCAGCGCCTCAGCGATCTCGGCCCTCACTGCGCGCGGCGCCTTCCCGTCGACGACGGCCCGGCCGATGATCTGCGACAGCGTGGCGCGGCTCTCTGCCGCCAGCCCGGTCCAGTGCTCGTAGCTCTTGACCTGTGCCACGCCCACGCGGTCGCGGTACGGCTGCGAGTAGATGATCTGCTCCAGGCTGCGCGCGGCGGCGTAGGCCGGCGCGATGGCTGCCAGGTTGGTGGATGCCTGCGCCGCGCCCAGCTGCGATGCCTCGGCGTCGAAGGGCGACCACCAGAAGCTGTGCGCCGCCTCACGGCCGCTGGCGATCCACCGGTCCAGCGCCTCGCGCAGCGCTTGGCTGACGGCGGCCAGTTCATCCGGCGTCAGCGCGTAGACTGAACGGCCGACGGCGGCATCATTGACGCTGTAGACCCGGATGCGGTCGAAGAGGGCGAGGACCTCGCGCTGCAGGCCGTCGAAGCGTTTGCGGATCAGCGCAGAGGCGCGGCGCCTGATGCCGGCCGTGCCGGTGCGGTCGCCCGTGCTGCCGTTGGCGGCCGGAACGATGGGGTCGCGCTGGCGAGGCGCTTTCACACGCGGTAAGTCTGGCCAGCAGCGATAGGGC